GAGGGCCTTTTCCACGGCGGTTTTTCCAGGTACTACACGCGCTGCCAGCGCAGGAGTAAAAGGAGACGAGTCAACGATGCCCAACTGCGCCGTTTGTCCCAATGGGTTAGGCGCAGAGAAATCTATACCCGCTACCGCATCCCCTAACGCAGCGTCTCCAATACCACCTATCGTACTATCTCCAATGCCACCTGTCAAAGATTCCGTTATCGAATCTCCCCAACCTCCAATAGTCTCTCCGAAGGCAGGAAAGGCAGCGTTGAAACCGCCCATAATTCCAGCCGATCCAGCAGCAAACGCAGATATTTTCAACGCATCTTTAGTGGAAGAACCGGTGAGCTTTTGCGCCACAAAAGAACCAATTCCCGCTCCCGCAGCCGCCGTGATAGCACCTGTTGCCGTAGCCCCCATAGCAGCGGTCATCGCTGCGGAAAGTCCCAATCCTCCTGGGCCAAGCAGCATTGTCATAGCAATCGTGCCCAGAATCGGCGCAGCAATCTTAAAGATGCTCCTGACGCTCTTCCAAAGGTTCTTGAAAAAGAACTCCGGGCGACCCGTCACCGGGTTAAGGCTGTTCAGCTCATTACCAACAATATAACGCTCAGGGGACAACCCCATCTCTTCCATCTGGGTAAAGAGCATCTTTTTTAGGTTCGGGGAGCTGTTCAACACCTCCATCGGCACCACAGTCTCACCCTCAGCAGCATGCACAACGTACACATCACCTTCACGGCCAAACCGCTCTAGCATCTCCGCAGCACCGCGAATATCAGCTATCGCGCCAGGAGGCATGAACTCTTGATTAGCGTAAGCTGCGATTCCTTGCATGGAAATTACCATAAAGTTTTTGTCAGGTTATAGCAACGGTCACAGTGCCTACAGAACTCGTCCCAAGCACACCAGTCGTAACAGCAACATCTAACAATACGATCCGGATCTGGTTCCCGAACCGGTAAAGCGCTCCCACCTCTAATCCAGCACTGCTCGTTGGGAGGTGGGTAAGCGTCATCTTCGTTCCCCGCATCTCGCCCGGATTCTGCAGATTCTGCTGCAAAGTATACACCGCTCGAACAAGGGCCTCCTGCGATTCCACCGTATACTGCAACGGCGCAACCGGCAGGATCTGGTTGAAGTTTAGAGCTCGGCTAGTCATCTCCGTCCATCCGGCCGCAAATCTATCCTTGGCGTTCCCAATCGCCACTGCACTCCAGTAGCAGAATTCTCAACCTTCAAAGCAATAGATCGCCCGCGCATACGCACAAAAATCTGGTTCGTAAACTGCTCCACAGGCGTCGTAGAAGTACGCGTGACAGTGTTGCTGCTCGTCTCATTAAACGTGGCCCCAGGGAAGTTTCTGGTGAGCAAACTAAACGACACAACAGGGGAGGTCTCCGTAGAACCATCAAACGTAACATCAGGGATCATTCGGCGCACAAACATCAACTGCTCACCATCGCCAATATCAATCTGGCTGGTCTCTATAGAAGAACTTAAAGCAGCAGCGGGGTCACTGCTACCATCATTCAAGCCGTTTTCATGCAGGTAAAGATATCGGTCCGTGCCCGTGGCAATAGGGTAATCCTCCACCCCACGATCAATCCAAGCCGTGCGCACAAGATTTCCATAGTACCAAATCTTCTGCTCGTAGTTATAGATCACATACCGATCGATTTCATCGCTGCTGCTGCTAGGGTAAAACCACCACACCTCACCAAAAGAACTGTTGCTCCCAGCAAAGATCTTTTCTCTTTGCAGGAGGTTCACATCGTTAAAAATGTAGCTCCTCAAAGTGCACGGCAGCTTAGACGTGTTACCCGCATAAACGTAGAAATCCTCTATGCCCATCCAAAACACGATATCGTTCACCGATTCAACCGCATTAGGACTCATGATCGTGATATTGCTGGCGATCTGGTTAACACCAAAAGTGAAAGGAGGCCCAATATACTGCATACTGTGCAGTGAAATATCAGTGAAGACCAACGTCTCACGATTCGTTTCAACCGCTGCAACAAAAGTTGTCCCAACACCCAAACGGAGCTCTCCCGCTGTATTATCAGCAGTCGCTGCCCAATCTGTGTAGGATTCCTGGTCGCTAAACCGGACGAGCAACGGGTCTTGCACTCCGGCAACACTTTCAGAATCACACCCAAAAGCGAGGACATGACGATCCTTGTCAGAAACGACGACCTGTTTGGCTACTTGAGGCTGACTGGCACCCGAAATTGACGTGATGTTAACGGCCCTATTGGCCGGTGAAGAGGCATCCCAGTAATAGATTCCTCCATCTCTAGGATTAATCAGTAAGTCCTCACCAAAACTGTCATGTGACCAAAGTCTCAAAGTGCCCGTTTCCACACTTCCACTGCTGGCATCACCCCAGCCATCAGCACCCCACGTTCCAGCACCCCAACCAGAGCCCAAAACAACCGTATTCAAACCCACATTAATCTGGTACGCAGCGGTCACCGTGCCACCATTTCCAGTGTCGGAAGCGTTAGCCGTAACACTTAGCGTTATCGTAAAAACACCTGAATTCGTGATGGTAGCAATTTGGTGCTCTGCATTTAAAATCGCTGCTGTAACAAGACCGCCGAGCGCCGTAGCCCCACTGAAAGTGACAAAGTCGCCAGCGACAGCGCCATGGGAGGCATCGGTAACGGTAAGAGTAGTCGATCCGTTGGAGCAAGCAAACGGACCCGTTAACGACACCGTAGAACGAATAGGCGTGATGTCCGTGTAAGACCCGCCAGAGGCAAGGTAATACTTGAGCTGAGTTCCTAGTCCAAGGTACGTCGTGCGGGCTAGGGTGACAAAAGGGTGTAGGGCACGGCACGTTCCTAGGAACTGGTTGACAGAGTTCTTGACCCAGCCCCCTATCTGTTCCGGAAAGCCGTCCCGAAAACGGATAAGATTGCTAGAACGGTAACCCCCCTCGTTAGAGTACGAGGTGCGCTCCCGATCAACTCCTGGCTTAAATTGAAGTTTAGTAAGGGCCATGGCGCTTCATTTTCAAGGGGTTGAAGAAGGTTCTATCGGCCAAGTCACATCAGTAGGATCAGATTGGGAAGTGATATCCCTAAGCTCTTGCCGGTAAGTCTGCCATTGAGTGACTTCTGCAGATGTCAGAGCAACGTCAGCAACCTGCGTCCAATCACACTCACAAAGCTTCAAATTCCTCGTTTTGCGCGTTCTCGCCCACTGCGCCTGGGAAAGATAATAGCTTGGATTGCCCTCATACGTTTGTTTGGCCGCATCCAAAGCGGATTGCGCTACAGGGGCCATAAAGACGTTATCATTGCGGATGGAACAGTTTTGGACAGTAGTTCCAGCCAACTCCGCCAACGTAGGCAAATGCCAGTTGAGATCCACCGTCACATAAGAAGTTGCTTCCATAGGTTACTCCAATATCGTCACAGATACGGTCAAAGGAATGGTCAATGTACCCGAACCAGCAGAAATATCCACATACTTCATAGCATATAAGTGGCGAGAGTCCGTCGCTCCCGAGTTGAGCAAGGGCATTTCAAACACATTGGAAGCGCACACATATCTTCCTGTACTGAAATTCCCAACAGAACCGGATTGCACATCAGCAGTGAGAAGTGTGTAGTTCCCAGCAGAACCTAAGCCCGGAGAACCGCTAGAAATACCCGCAACCGCAGCCCCAAGGGCATCGGTGCCGCTGACAGACATCATACTACTCGCGGTCATCAAGACAGCATTAGCATCCGTCGGGATAACGAAGCGGTTGTTTGTATAATCAGCAATGCTGCTCGTATCGTACCTGACATCACCAGAGGCAAAACTGAACCACGTCCATGCATCATGGCCAGTCGCTGTAACGTCTTGAACCACCACACACCCCCGCAATTTCTTTTCGGAGTTCACCATGATGAAATCTGTACCGTCGTAGATGGCCGAGTAAACACCCCCCGAAACCAACTCACCCCCAGCAAGGGCCTCTCCGTACACCGTCTTGAGCGTTTTCGCCCCACGGGCGCTAACATTCAAAGTTGACGAGCCCGTGTTCGTATGGTTGGGCTCAAAGAACACCCGAACCCCAGCAGCGTAGGCACTCAAAGCTGTAGAAGGGGCCACTGCATAAACGTTGCTACTCCCTGACGTTACCGCATAGGGCTGCGCATACGCGCCAGCTGAAGCAGTCGTCTGGACAGTGGAATCAGGAAACTTGAACCCGCCCGTGCTACTAAAAATTAAACCGCCGACTTCTAAGGGAACGGTGGGCGACGCTTGAAGAATCCCAACCCGGTTGTTACTCGTATCTACTTTCAGGGTGTTCGTATCAATCGTTACATCACCCGAACCCACCAGGGTAGTGAACGCTCCCGTAGAAG